GGAACCGCTGAAATTATGCAAGCGATGAGTTTTAAAAAATTTAAAAAAAGTTTATTAATGAAATATCCTAAATTTAATGGATATTGTACCTATAATAACAAAAAAGGTAATTTACAAAATAGGAGTTTTAAAGATGGCAAGTCAATTAGATAGTTTAGTAGAGCAATTAGGTAAATTAACAGTTATTGAAGCTGGAGAATTATCTAAAAAATTGGAAAAGGTTTGGAATTTAGATTTATCAGCTTTAACTTCAGCACCTGCACCAGTAAATGTTGTAGATGAAGAAACAAGTTTAGTTAAAGTGATTTTAACAGGATTTGCACCAGGTAAAAAGATACCTATTATTAAAGCAATTAGACCTATATTAGAATTAGGGTTAATTGAAGCTAAAAACTTTGCAGAAGACTTACCTAAAGCAGTTAAAGAAGATTTAGATAAAGCAGACGCAGAAAAACTTAAACAAATATTAGAAGAAGCTGGCGGAACAGTGGAATTGAAATGAGTGAAGACGAATTTTACAGATTTATAATGAGAATGGAAAGAGAAGTTTATGGAGATGGAGATAAAGAAGAGTAATGCCAAAACTTTGTAGAAATGGAGATTTAGGAACAACAGGTCACGCTTGTGACTCAAGTATAGATGTTGTAGCAACACAATTTAATGTTAGAGCAAATGGCATACCAGTTGCTAGACTTAATGATCCTACAGCACCACATACTATACTAGTGCCTTGCCCACCAGGACCTCCTTGTTGTGTACCTCATATGTCTATGGTTAAATCGTGTTCAGCAACAGTTAGAGCAAATAGTATAGGTGTTGCAAGGGTTGGAGATTCTTTTGATATGGGAGCAATGTTTCAAGGTTCTAATAATGTCCGTGCAGGATAACGTATAAATATTACTATTATGGCACAAAGCAATAGAGCATATCTAAGCGACTGGACTCCTAATGTTAAAAGTACTAGTACTAGGTCATCTAGGAAATTCAAGGATATAGATTTAGATTTTGGTAGACATCCAGTAACTAATGATGTTAATGTAGTTGAAGATGTTATTGCTATTAAAAGAGCTGTAAAAAATTTAGTACAAACAAACTTTTATGAAAGACCTTTCCATCCTGAATTAGGTTGTGGTATAAGAGGTCTTCTTTTTGAAAATTATTCACCATTATTGAATGTCTTTTTAAAAAGAAAAATAGAAGAATGTTTGATGTATCACGAACCTAGAATTAATTTAAATGGTATTGTAATAAATGGAGATGATTTTGACCAAGTTGCTGGTGAAATTATAAGTGCTAGTAATGATATTGACAGTAATAGGTTACGTGTAGATATACATTTTACTGTTATAGGTGTACCACTACCACAAGTAGTTTCAATGAATTTACAAAGGTTAAGATAAAATGTCACAACACAAATTACAAATATCAGAATTAGATTTTGATAAAATCAAAACAAATTTAAAAACATTTTTACAAAGTCAAACACAATTTCAAGATTATGACTTTGATGGTTCTAGTCTTTCAATTTTATTAGATGTATTATCTTATAACACTCACTACTTGTCATATATTGCTAATATGTCAACTAATGAAATGTATTTGGATAGTGCTGATATTAGAAATAATATTGTATCATTAGCAAAGATGTTAGGGTATACACCTTCATCTCCTAGAGCTCCAAGAGCGTCTATTAATATTTTAATTAATGGTGCAACTGGTCCATCTGTTACAATGCAGAAAGGAACAATTTTCACAACTACAGTTGATAGTTTAGATTATCAATATGTAAACAATGAAGATATAACAAGTACACCAGTTGATGGAATTTATAAATTTGAAAATGTACCTCTTTATGAAGGAACATTGGTAACATTTAAATATACTTATGATGTAAATGATTCAGACCAAAAATTAATTATACCTAGTTCCTTTACAGATACTTCAACATTAAAGGTTATAGTTCAAAATAGTAATACTGATACAGCACAAGCAGTTTATACTTTAGCAGGTGGTTATAATGATGTAACAACTGATTCAAAAGTTTATTTTATACAAGAAGGTATAGATGGAAAATATGAAATTTATTTTGGTGATGGTGTTACAGGTAAAAAATTAAGTGATGGTAATATAGTTATTATGGAATATGTTGTTACTAATCAAACAGATTCAAATGGAGCTTCAACATTTTCATTATCAGGAAATGTTGGTGGTTATACAGACGTTACTGTTACAACTAATTCAAATTCTCAAGGTGGTGCAAAGCACGAATCAAATAGTTCTATAAAATTTAATGCACCTTTACAATATGGTGCTCAAAATAGAGCAGTTACAGCAACTGATTATGAAACTTTAGTTAAATCAATTTATCCAAATGCATTATCAGTAAGTGCTTGGGGTGGAGAAGATGATGAAACTCCACAATATGGTGTTGTAAATATTTCAATTAAAGCAAAATCAGGTTCAATATTAACTGATACAACAAAGACAGATATTGTAACACAATTAAAACCTTATAACGTTGCTTCAGTAAGACCTGTTATAAAAGATCCAGAAACAACTTCTACATTAATTACTTCAAATATTAAGTATGACGCAAAGGCAACAGCAAAAACTGCTGATACTATAAAAGCAAATGTCATTACTACATTAACAAATTATAATTCAACTACTTTACAAAAGTTTGACGCAATATTCAGATATTCAAAAGTTACAGGTTTGATTGATGAAACAGATGAAAGTATTTTATCAAATATAACAACTGTTAAAATAAGAAAAAATTTTACACCAATAATTTTAACATCATCAAAGTATAATATCTATTTTAGAAATGCATTATATAATCCACATTCTGGACATTTAGAAAGTTCAGGTGGGATATTAAGTTCAACAGGATTTAAAATTAAAGACAATGATAACGAATTCTTTTTTGATGATGATGGTGCAGGTAATGTAAGATTATTTTATCTGGCTAGTGGTGTAAAAAGTTATTTAAATTCAAAACAAGGTACAATTGATTATGGTTCAGGTGCAATTACAATTGACTCTTTAAATATTGCTAGTATAACAAATATAGGAGGAGTAGCTTCAACTATAATTCAATTAACAGTAACACCAAGTTCAAATGATGTTGTTCCTGTTAGAGACCAAATTATAGAAATTGATGTTGCGAATTCAAATATAACAGTTACCGCTGATAGTTTTGTAGGAGGAAGTGCTGAGGCAGGTGTAGGATACACAACTACTTCCAGCTACTAATGACAAATGGCAAAGTTTAATGATAAAATTTCAACAATACTTAATAGTCAACTACCTGAATTTGTAGTTAGTGAACATCCAAAGTTTGCTGATTTTCTTAAAGTCTATTACCAATTACTAGAGTCTGCTGAGTTATCAGTAACTTCTGTTAAATCTACAGAAGGTATTTTATTAGAAACAGAAACAGCACAAGCAAATAATTTAGTTTTGGATGCTAGTGCTATAGGTACTGCAAGAACACCACTTGACATAGGTGATAAACTTATTTTTGAAACTTACTCTGGTACTGAATATGGAAAATTTACTCGTGGAGAAATTATAACAGGTCAAACATCTAACGCAATAGCAACAATTTTAACTGAAGATTTAGATAATGGTCGCTTATTCATATCTGCTCAAAATAAATTTATAAAAGGAGAAATAGTTGTAGGTGGAACTTCAAATGCATATGCAACAATAAATAATTATACACCCAATCCTGTAAATAATATTGCTGAACTAGTTAGTTTTAGAGATCCAGATAATGTAATTGATAATTTTTTATCAAATTTTAGAGATGAGTTTCTTGCAACATTACCAGATACATTAGCAAATGATGTTAATAAAAGAAATCTTATTAAAAATGTTAATTCTCTTTATCGTTCTAAAGGTACAAATAAAGGACACGAAATATTTTTTAGAATATTATTTAATGAAGAGTCACAAATATTTTATCCTAGAGAACAATTATTAAGAGTATCAGATGGTAAATTTGATACATTAAAAGCTTTAAGAGTACTTCCAGAAGTAGGCGATACAACACAATTAATTGGAAGAACAATTACTGGTATAGATAGTGGTGCCTATGCAGTTATTGAAAATGTTGCAACGTATCAAATTGGTATAGATACAGTTTCCGAATTTATATTAAATAGTGATTCTATGCAAGGCACATTTCTAGTTGGAGAACAAGTACAAGGTACTGCTTCTGATACAGACGATTGGTATATTAAAGCAACTATAACAGGAATTCCAGGAACAAAAGTAATTACAAATGATGGTACATTAAATACTACAGCTGATATTCTTTCACTTGTTGCAGGTGGTACTGGTGCTGTATTTGCTATTG